AGTACGGCATCAAAGAGAATGTTTTGTTTGTTTCCGCCGCGGCGCGGTACGCTGGCCAGATGGAGATGATCCAGAAAATCGAGGAGGATCTGGCCACCAGGGGGATGATGATCGAGAAGGTGAACGTGAACGGCGATTCTGTGCCGATTGCGAACCCGCTGGCTGGTCAGCTTCCCAAATACAATGACACGGCAAACAAGACGCTGAGCGTGATGCTGGACATTATCGGGAAGCTGGGCACCCAGGCACCCGCCGGAGATAAGCTGGGTGAATTTCTGAATGAATAAGCCGACAGCTGACAACTGGATTCTCAAATACTATCAGGCGATCGAGGACGGAAGCGTCACCGTTGGCCACTGGATCCGGCTTTTGTATGAGCGGATCATCTCCGATCTTGAGAGCAAGGCTTATTTCTTCGATCAGAAGAAGGCAAACAAGGCGATCAGGTTTTTCGAGAGCTTCTGCCATCACTCGAAGGGAAAGCTCGCTCCGCAGCTGGTCAAGCTGGAGCCATGGCAGAAAGCGCTTCTATCATGCATGTTCGGGCTGGTGGATGAAAACGGCGTCCGGGTGTACCGCGAGGTGTTCGTGGTGATGGGCCGGAAATGCGGGAAAAGTCTTCTTGCTTCCGGCGTGGCCGAGTATATGGCTTACGCGGACGGAGAGCGCGGAGCTGACTGCTACTTTTTGGCCCCGAAGTTGGACCAGGCTGACATCGTGTTTAATGACTTCTGGCAGAGCGTCAGCGCCGAGCCGGATCTGATGAAAATCACGAAGAAGCGCAAGATGGACATTTACATCGAGAGTACCAACACGTCCATCAAAAAGGTACCGTTCAGCGAGAAGAAGAGCGACGGTTTCAACCCGCACTTGGCCGTATGCGACGAGGTGGCTGCCTGGGTCGGCGATCAGGGCATCAAACAGTATGCCGTGATGACCTCCGCCCTGGGCTCCAGAGAACAGCCCATGATTCTCAGCATTACCACGGCGAACTACATCAACGACGGCATCTATGATGAGCTCTTCCGCAGATCCACAGGTTTTCTCCAGGGCAACAGCCGCGAAAAGCGACTGCTGCCTTTTTTGTATCAGATCGACAACCTGGACAAGTGGAACGACCTGAGCGAGCTTCGGAAGAGCATCCCGAACCTTGGCGTCAGCGTGAGCGCCAGTTATATTCTGGAAGAGATCGCGAAGGCGGAGGAAACGCTGGCGAACAAGGCCGAATTCATGACCAAGTTTGCCTGTGTGAAGCAGAACAGCTCCCAGGCGTGGCTGAATGTCCGGGATATTAAGAAGTGCTTCGGCGGGGAAATGACGCTGGAGGGGCTCCGGCACTCTTATGCCCTGGGCGGGATCGACCTGAGTCTGGCCGTTGACCTGACTGCCGCGGTGATCGTGGTGGAGAAGGACGGCGTCAGCTGGTTTGATGTCATGTTCTTCATGCCGGAGAACAAGGTGGAGGAAGCGACGGCCCGGGACGGTCTCCCCTATCGGATTTACCAGGATCGGGGGCTGCTGACCGTGTGCGGCGAGAACACGGTGGACTATCACGCTGTGCATGACTGGTTCCGGATGCTGGAGCGTGATTATGAGATTCTGCCGCTGAAGGTCGGGTATGACCGGTATTCCGCGGCGTATCTGGTGCAGGATATGCAGGCGGATGGTTTCGACATGGAGAGCGTCAGCCAGGGGAGCAATTTGACGGGCGTGCTGATCGACATGGAGGGCATGATCAAGGACGGGCGGCTTCGGTGCGTGGGCGATAATGACCTGATGAAGGTCCACATGCTGGACGCCGCTTTGAAGTTTGAGGACGGGACGAACCGGCGCAGGCTGATTAAGATCAACCCGCGCTCCCATATTGACGGCATGGCCGCGCTGTCTGACGCGATTTGTATGCGGCACAACTATTATGAGGAAATGGCGGCTCAGCTGAGCAACGAGAGGTGATTGAAGTGGGACTTATTGATCGGATCTTTGGGCGGCGGTCTCCGCAGGCCACGGACAGCCGTTTTGAAACGATCACGGCTTATTCCCCCGCGTTCAGCAGCTGGGGCGGCCAGATCTACGAGTGCGACATGGTGCGCGCTGCCGTTGACGCGAGGGCGCGGCATGTGGCCAAGCTGCAGTACCAGATGCAGGGGGCCGCGAGGCCGAAGCTTTACACGGCGACCCGGACGGCACCTAATCCGTGGTATACCTGGGCGCAGTTCCTGGAGCGGTGTTCCAACATCTATGACGTCCAGAACAATCTTTTCGTCGTGCCGCTTTTGGGCGACCTGGGCGAGGTAACCGGGTTCTTCCCTGTCCTGCCGAGCCGGTGCGAAGTGGTAGACCGGGGCGGCGAGCCGTACCTGAAGTACCATTTTATCAATGGTCAGGTCCGGGCCGTGAAGCTGGAGCGGTGCGCGATTGTAACTAAACATCAGTTGCAGGACGACTTTTTCGGGGAGAAGAACAGCGCGCTGACCCCTACCATGAAGCTGGCGGACATGGTCAACCAGGGCATCATGGAGGGCGTGAAGAACGCCGCCACTTATCGGTTTATGGCCCAGATGACCGGCAAGGTGTTTGACGAGGATCTGCGGAAAGAGCGGGAGCGGTTTGACCGGAACAATTTCCAGAGCGGCGGCGGAGGGCTTCTGCTGTTCGGTAACCAAATGACGAACGTTCGGGAATTGAGCCAGCGGCAGATTCCCGTGGATCCGGAACAGATGAAGCTGATCCGGGAAAATGTCTGTAATTATTTTGGCGTCAGCGAAAAGGTGATCCGCAACGAGGCGACCGGCGACGAGCTGGACGCCTTTTTCAATGGGTCGATCGAGCCCTTCGCCATCAAGCTGAGCGAGGCGCTGACCAGGATGGTGTTCAGTGAGAGAGAACGGAACCTTGGGAACCGGATCATGTTCACGGCCAACAAACTGCAGTACATGAACATCAGCGCCAAGATCAGCATGGCCCAGCAGCTGGGCGACCGGGGCGTGCTGACCATTGACGAGATTCGGGAGCTGTTTAATTACGCTCCCCTGCCCGACGGAGCCGGCGCTTATGTGCCGATCCGGGGTGAGTACAAAAACGTTAATGACAAAGACGCCGGAAAGGATGACGGACATGCTGACGGAGACGGAGATGGAGATGCTTCTGGATCCGATGATCACGGATCTGGAACCGGCGAGGACGGAGGCGGAAGAGAATGACGGGAAAGAAAGAGATCAGATGGCTGTCTGCTGAGCTTCGGGCCGAGCAGGACGAGGAGCGGGGCGCGGTTATCACCGGATACCCGATTGTATTCAACCAGGAGACCGTGATCGGGGGATTCTGCCGGGAGATGATCGACCCGGAGGCTGTGAGCAATCCCGCCCTGCTGCGGGACGTGGCGCTGATGGTCGGGCACGACTTCGGGATGATTCCCCTGGCGCACAGCCGGCGCAACAACGGCAGCGGCACCATGACGCTGATCGCGGACGAGCACGGCGTGGCCATGACCGCCACGCTGGACGTGGACGAGAATCCACGGGCGAAAGAGGTTTATTCCGCGTTGAAGCGCGGGGACATTTCCGGAATGTCCTTCGCCTTCACTGTGAATAAAGAAAGCTGGGAAGACCTGGACAAGGATCTGCCGCTGCGGAGGATCACGGGGATCGACAAGATCTTCGAGGTCAGCCTGGTGGCCTTCCCCGCTTATGAAGGAACGAGCGTGCAGGCCGCTTCCGAAGACTCCGCGCTGGATGGCGCGAGGGCCTCGCTGGAGAGCGCAAGGAAGCAGGCGGAGGACGAACGGGCCAAGGAAGCTGATCAGGAGCGCCGGACGGCGCTGATTGAGCGGCTGAATAAGCTGATGGAGGTGGAAAAGGATGTTTGACTTTTCCGAACTGAATCCTGAAGAGCTGCAGACGCGGCTTGAGGAGCTGACCGTTGAAACCGGCGAAGAGAAGCGGGACGCTTTGAGCACCGACGAGCTGGAAGCGAGGGTCAGCGAGATGGAGGCCATCAAGGCCGAGATGGATAAACGGCGCACCGATGCCGAAGAGGCTGAAGCCCGCGCCCAGGAAGCCGCCCAGAAGGACGGCGAGAAAATTGATGTGGAGGTAAAAAAGATGAATTTTGCTGTTAATTCTCCCGAATACCGGGAAGCTTTCCTGAAGAATCTGCAGGGTAAGGAACTGACCGCCGAAGAGCGTGCCGCTGTGGTGGCGAC